GACGACGACACCCTCGGAGATAAGGCCGCCAGTGTCGCATCCGGCGGAGTCCTCGACGGCATCATGAGTGCCATGTCCGAAGAATTAGACCAAGATGCTCTCATTGATGCCATCATGGAGAAACTTACCGTCGACATGGGCGCCGACCTTTCTGGTTGGGCCGGCCGTTCATCGGCCAGCAAGCGCCGAGAGATCGAAAAAGAAATGGCGCATCGCCGTTCTACAGATGTAGAAGAAGAAATGAAAGATTTGAAGAAAGCTCAAGAAGAGTTGGTTTTCGAAAATAACCAACTTACCGAAAAGCTTTCGGAATACCAAGCAGCTATTGGTGAATTGAAAGAAGGTCTCCAAGACACTAACCTTTCAAACGCTAGGCTGCTTTACACGAACCGTGTGCTAAGAAATACCTCCTTGAATGAGCGGCAAAAAGATAAAATTGCCGAAGCTATTTCAAACGCTGGTTCAGTTACAGACGCGAAGACAATCTATGATACACTTCAAAGCACAGTGGAGGCTAAACCTAAAAAGAGCCCACAATCACTGAGCGAAGCAATCGGTCGACGCAATACTGTACTCCGGGCAACTCGCAAAGAGGAGCCCGCATCCGATCCTTTCCAGAATCGGATGAAAAGACTAGCTGGAATAAAATAATCATATATAGTATAAAGGAGGTGATTTAAAATGTCTAGTATTATCCAAAGATTGACCGAAGGATGTGTCAATCGTGATATGCGTGCTGAAGGTTCTGCTCTTCTCGCCAAGTGGGAGAAGACGGGTCTTCTTGAGGGTCTCGAAGGAACCCGCAAGAAAGATTCTATGGCGCGCTTGCTTGAAAACCAAGCAAAAGAACTACTCCGCGAAAGTAGCACTCTGGCCACTGGTGATGTTGAGGGCTTTGCAGCCGTCGCGTTCCCCATTGTCCGTCGTGTATTCGCAGGCTTGATCGCAAACGATCTTGTCTCTGTCCAACCAATGAGTTTACCCTCGGGTCTCATTTTCTTCCTCGACTTTACCTATTCGTCTAATATCGGTGAATCCGCTACCCAAGCTTCCCGCTTAGGTAACACTGCCGATGCAACCATTTATGGTGGCGACAAGGTTGGTTCACAAGTAACCGGCGGCGTTAACTTAGCCGACGAGTTTGGTGGCGATCCCCGTGCAGGTCAAGTTCGTGGTTCTGGTCGTGGTTACGCGTATGCGTCTCCATCAGGTTCCAATGTAGCCCTCACAGCTAATTTAGCTGATGGTGCGGTTTCTGCTTTGATCAGGCTTGATGGTGATCTCAGTGAGACCCAGAAGACCTTGATGGATCATGATCCAGACCTTATGGCTGAAACTGCTTCGGGTCTTATTATTATCGATGTTGCTCGCGATCACCTCGCGTCGACCTCAGAAGATCCAGATTATGGTAACCTTGGCGCTTTCTCTCTTAGAGATATCGCTGCACAAACCACAAGTGGTAACGCTGTGTTGGCCATGATCAACGGTGCTGCCAGCGTTGGAACGATCGGCGGTATTGATGAGCTTCACCAAGTTCATCGTTTGACCCGTTTGGTTGGTTCCGATTCTCGTGGCGCGCCATATCAGTCTGGCTTGACTAGTCAGGCTAATGCGGTTCGTTTCTATGTCGTTTGTGATGTTGGAACTGATCTTACTGAAACCACCACCGCTGAGGTTATCGGTGCTGCTCTTGACGCGGATAAGATTACTTTCCCAACTCAAGATGCCATCGATGCGTCTAGCGCTGTTGGTGCGGTTGTTGGTGACCTCTTCCCTCTGGAAGCGAACGCCAACATCCCCGAGATCGATATCAAGGTTGATTCGATTGCTGTCACGGCACAAACCAAGAAGCTCAAGGCTAAGTGGTCCCCAGAGTTAGGTCAAGACCTTAACGCTTACCACAACCTTGATGCAGAGGTTGAGCTTACCAGCATCCTTTCGGAGCAAGTTGCTCTGGAAATCGATCGCGAGATCCTTGCTGACCTTGTAAATGGTGCTACTGCATCCACTTACTACTGGTCGCGTGCACCGGGTCTCTTCGTGAACCGTGTAACTGGTGCTGAACTTGGTGCGGCTTCTGCTGCCCCTGACTTCACCGGTACGGTAAGCGAATGGTATGAGACTCTTTGCGAGACCATCAATGATGTGTCCGCTCAGATTCATCGCAAGACCCTTCGTGGTGGTGCAAACTTTATCGTTTGTTCGCCAGAAGTTGCTAACATTCTTGAGTTCACTGCTGGATTCCGTGCTTCCGTCACTCATGACGACGAGACCGGTTCCGTTGGTGCTGTCAAGACAGGCTCGTTGAGCAAGAAGTGGGATGTCATTGTTGACCCTTACTTCCTTCGCAATGTTGTCCTTGTGGGACGCCGCGGCTCCTCTTTCCTTGAAAGCGGATTTGTGTACGCTCCATATGTGCCACTGCAAACTACACCTACGATCTTCGGACCAGAAGACTTCGTACCCCGCAAGGGAGTCATGACGCGTTATGCCAAGAAGATGGTGCGTCCTGATATGTACGGACTCGTTATTGTCCGCGGACTTATTGGTGAGCAAGGCGCTACTTGATAAGTTAGCGATACTCACACTAAACATAACCCCCCTGTTTTCAGGGGGGTTTTTGTTTTTGGGAGCATATTCCTAAAATGTTGATCTCTCAAATTTTTTCTCCGGTAATTTTTTGAGATTTTGCATTTGGGGGAACTATTTACTGTAACTTGACTTTATTCTCCTTGGGCGAGGCCACTGCCCTAGAAAGAGAGTATTCCGAAGTGGCTGGAATACAATCATTGAATGAGGCGGGTTATTGCAATAACATAATAAAAAGGAGAAATTAAATTATGGGAAACCGAAGACTCGGCCGTAAAAGACTTTACGGGATCGAAAAAGAAGGACAAACTGTTGATTTGGGCGCTGCAGCAGGCATTAAAGATGCCATTGTAAGCACAACCCAACACAGACTTGGCCAAGAGTTGATTACTGAGATTGTTGTAGATCTTGGAACCTCAAAGGCAACTATACGCGGCGGAGGTACCGCCGAATACGCAATCGGTGTAGCCAGCACGGCCGCTACTTTGGGACAGTTAACTGTCGCTAAAGTTGGTGTCGTAACAGAGATTAGATGTGTTTGTTTGGAGGTACCCGCCGGAGGTGCGACCAACTGCGATATTTGGACCAATTCGAGCGGCACGATTGCGACAGGAGCGAATGTTGGTGGCGGTACCGCTGGTCCCGCAGATGTCAACGCTATAGGCGAAGATACATCGGCAACCAACGACGCCAATGGATATGCAGACCTTTATCTGTATATCACTGATGGAACTGGAGGCGCATCTTCGAGTAACATGTCGGCCGGTAAGTTTGTGATCTACATTTACGGATTTGCGGTACCAGATGATCTTGTCTAGACTAAATTTCAATACTTATAAACAAGGAGGAAAACAAAATGGGAGTTAGAAGAAAATCTAGAAGAAGGTTAGCGGCAATAAACAAAAAAGGTGTCATTAAAGATGTTACCGCGTCAACAGCAGTAATGAGCAACAACATTGTAGCAGCCAGCCAGTTCCGCATGGGACAAATGGTTATTACTGATATGGTTCTTGACCTTGCTGGGGCGAAAAACACATTGTACTCGAAGGCAGTCGGCGCCGCCGATCCGATCGGCACAAACTCTACAGATGTAAGTTATGTCTGTAAATTAGGTGAGAGCGTGTTTGGTGTGGTTACCCAAGTAGAAACAGTCAACCTAGAACAGTGCACAGATGGTACATTGAAAGATTACGATCTTATGTTCGCCACCGGTGCCGACGGATTTCTTGGAAGTGATGCTACTAGTGCCACGGCGCTAGCCTCAGACATCTTTGCATCCGGCGGATCCGCCATTGGAAAGCACAGTACTACGCAAGTTGACACATCCGTTAGTGCGCGTGGTTTGCTAAACAAGTATTTGTATATCACTGCCGGCGCAGCAACCACAGCGAAGGCAACAGCGACAATTGATGTTTCTAGTGCCACAGTTGGTAATGTTAAAACTGGTATTACGAGAATTCGTTTGACCGCCGATGATGAAAGTGAGGTAGATTTTGTAGCTGATTCTGGTACCGCGTATGGCGGTTCACCAGCGGCCAACAAATTTATGATTGGCTCGGTATCGACCACGGCGCACCTTTCTGAAGGTATCGCTAAAGGCATTAACAATAATGCTAACTTTAGCGCAACCCCAACGGATGGCTCAAGCACCACGATCACCGTAACAGTTGCAAATGTTACCGCGACTAGCAACAACACCAATTATCTTACAGATGATGCGACAAACGCATCTGGTATTGATGTGGGTAGTTTCACTGGTGGTATGCCAAACGCAATTACAGCTGGAAAAGTTCTCGTTAGAGTAACTGGCTTTGTTATACCCGATGATCTGTAATCTTGCTATTACAAACTTTAAAGCCCCCACTACGGGGG